AATTTGAAAGGTAGTTTGCTACATTATTTTTAAGTGTGTTTGAAATTACCTCAGTTAACCCACCTGATTCATCATAAGATAACATTTGAACGATAATTTTGTTATTATTCTCAGTTATCGAAACTTTTGCCGGTGCTCCGAATTGTGACGGCATTGTTCTCAAAATAGAATCATAATCATTAACTGTAACCGCTCTTTTTTGTGCCGAAAAATTATATGATACTAAATTTCTCACTTCTTCAGTTGTTGGAAAGTTAGCCCCACCGATAGCTGCGGTAACATTGGTACATCTTAACGAATTAACCACTGTTGTATTAACACTTTGTGACGGTCCATTTACAAAGAATGATACCGTACCTATTTGAGTAATGGAATTAACCCCAATATTACTACCGGTACCACCACCAACTCTATATTGTACAAATAATGTTGTGTTAGGTTTTAAAGTACTACCTAAAGCCAAATTATTTGAATATTTATATAAATTCAATTGATACCCGTCTCTTGCAAATTCTCTTAGTTGTTCATCGGCGGACTGACTTCCACCTCCAAAAGTTATTTTCATAAAACCTTCAGGTGTGAATTCACTAATAAATTTAGTACTAGTTTGGATGTACTTACCAACTTTAATTCCCGGAGCGTCCGAAACTTTTGTTGGGTCTTCCACAAAAACTCTATCTTCCGCCAAAGCATCAACTTCATACCATCTATTATTTAACCCTAAAAACTCTTGAGCCGAAGGTATATTAGCATATTGAGTACTGTCTTTTAATAAAACACTTGTTATTCCTAAAACATTTTTTTCAGGTAAGAATAATTCATAAAAAGGACGAACATCATTTGACGTTATAACTTTTTTAAACACTTTTGTAGTCCCATTAACAACAGTTTCTCTCTTAGTTATAGTATAATTTAATAATTTGTTATTAGAATCAAAATTAGGTATTTTTAATCTATTGGGAAATCCTTCAGCATTTATTGGTGATGCAAAATCAATATCATAAACAGTTTCAAAAACTTGTCCCGCACCATTAACCTGAGAACCTCGTCTTAATATACCACAATACCTCAAATCCTCTTTATCACCAAACGCTGGTACTGTGATTGAGAAATCAACCAACGCAACCGATGGTCTCATTCCCGGAACTTTTAATCCATAAGTTTTTGCTATATTAAAAACTGACGACCTTTGTTGTGCGTATTGTAACACCGTTTCTTGAACACTTCGGTCAATATTAAATTGTAGGTTGTCAGTAACTGCCGCATTCAAATCTAATAACACCGAAAATACCGAGGCATCATTAAAATTTTGGATGGTGTCGGGGTAATACGTTTTAGTAAAGTTAATTAACTCAGTTCTAATTGATTGGAAGTCTCTAGTTGTATAGGATATTTTTTTATTTGCCATAATTTTATATATTAATAATTACAAAGTCACTACTGTTGAATACATCGTTATTTACGGTGTAATCTATTTTAACTTTTGCGGTATGTTCGTTATCTGAGATATTTGGAACTCTAAAAACTCTCTCATCATTATCATTTATGTAACTACCTTTATCTTCTTCACCATCTGAAGCCGCGGTAATACTAATATTTGTTATTGTAATACCGGGTAAATAAACTTCGGCAGCCTCTCTAATTTCAGATTCAATATCTGAAAATGTTGGTCCATCCAAAGGTTCAAAAATAAATTCATACAATCTTGTACCAAAATCAGGTAAATAATATCTACTACCTTTTCTTGATAATAAGAGATGAATCAAATTTGACCTAATCTCTTGTTCGTTATAATCTGATAAGTCCAAATATTTTCCATCAAAAGAATCTCTGAAGGGAAAAGTTAAACCATAAGTAAGTCCATCTGCCATAACTATAAATATAGTGTCGTGATTATTTTTTATAAATACCCCCAAAATAAAAAATCACGACCTAAGTCGTGATTTATATTCTTGTTAAGAACCACATCCGAAACATTCAAATTCAGTATCAGTTGGTTTTTGTGTTAAATCAACTGTTGGTTTCTCAATTGGTTTTGATTGACCTACTTTTGAGATGTCCACCGCCAAGTGTTTTGCTCCGGTTGATATCGCTTTTGTTCTAACATAATAACAAAGAGTTTTTAATCCTTTACCCCAAGAATGGAAGTGTGATGATGAAATCTTTGATAATGTTGGGTTAGACATATAGATATTCATCGATTGTGATTGGTCAATGAATGGTGCTCTGTCGGCCGCCATATCAATAAGTTCTCTTTGAGATATTTCCCAAATTGTTTTGTATTTTGGAATTAAATGCTCAATTCTTTTAACTTTTTTGTTATAATTTTTATCTTCTTGGTCAAGATAATTATTAAAGTTAATATTTTGAATTGACCCTTCATTCATAATAATTTCGTTTTTCAAATCTTCAGACCAAATACCAATTTTTTCAAAATCGTTAATTAAGTATTTGTTAACAATTAAAATCTCACCTCCAACTACACGACGATTAAATAATGCCGAGTGAGCCGGTTCTGTCATTTCAAATGAACCTGTGATTTTAGCTGAAGATGCAACCGGCATCTGAGCCGTGAATAAGGAGTTACAAACCCCGTGGTTAGACACATCTAACTTAAGTGAGTCCCAATCCCACATTCTCCCTAATCCTTCGTAATCTAATCCCCACATATCAAATTGGAATATACCTTTTGACATTGGCGACCCTTTGAAGAATTCGTATGGTTTGTATTCACCTGATTTACATAATTCCATACTTTCGGTGATTGCAGCGAAGTAGATTGTTTCAAAAATTTCTTTATTTAATTGTTTTGCCTCTTCAGATGTGAATATATAATCCATTAAGAAAAATACGTCAGCAAGACCTTGAGTTCCAATCGCAATTGCTCTTTGTTCTAAACCACCTTTTCTACCTTGTTCAGTGGAATAACTATTAATGTCAACAACTTTATTAAGTGCTCTAACAACTTTTCTAACTTCACTATAAAGTAATTTGAAATCAAACTCACCTTTAACAATAAAGTTTTTCAACACCATAGACGATAATGTACAGATTGCTGTAGTATTCTCATCAGTATATTGGTAAATCTCATTACATAGGTTAGATTGTTTAATCACCCCAATGTTTTGATGGTTAGTTTTTCTGTTAGCACTATCTTTAGAACATAAGTAAGGAACTCCGGTTTCAACCTGAGATTCAATAATTTTATTCCAAATTGTTTGGGCTTTCACTTTTTTACCAAGACCAAGTTCAACCGCTTTGTTATAGTTTGATTCATACTCATCACCATAAGTTTCCTGTAATGGTTTGATACCCGCCTTTTTAATGTCGTTAGGACAGAACAAATACCAATCCGCATTGTCTTTAACCGCATTCATAAAGTTGTCCGGTAACCAAATTGAGGTAAATAAATCTTTTGCTCTCAATTCTTCAGCTCCCGTATTCTTTTTGATTTCAAGTAAATCAATGATGTCTTTATGCCAAGGTTCAATGTAGATAGCCGCACTACCAGGTCTTCTACCTTGTTGATTAAAGAATCTTAACCCTTCGTTAACAATCTTTAGGTATTTTAATAAACCACCCGCAAATCCACCTGATGAGTTAATACGACTCTCTTTACTACGAATGTTAGACATACATAATCCAATACCCGCAGCATCTGATGAATAAGTTGAAATGTCGTTGAATGTTTGTAATAAACCTTCTCTCGAATCTCCGTGATTGTATTTTAATACACAAGACGCTAGTTGAGGTGTTTTAGTCCCCGCATTAATCATAATTGGTGTTGCCGGAGAGATAAGTTGATTTGATAATGAATTATAGTATTCAACCGCCTCTTCAAATGATTTAGTAACCCATAAAGCAACTCTCATATACATATGTTGTGGTCGTTCAACTACAACACCTTTAGGAGTTTTTAACAAATACATTTCCTGTAATGATTTCCACGCAAAATAATCAAAATTGTAATCATTCTCGTGATTAATTACGGCATCAATATTTTCAGGACCATATTCGTGAATAGTTTCAATTAATATAGGATTAACGACACCATCAGAATATAACTGAATCATTGTGTTTGAAAAACTTTCATCAGTTTCTTTGTGATACGCAGATATTGCCACAGATGAGGCTAATCTTGAGTAATCGTGATGGCTACCGGTATAAGCCGCAGCAATCTCATAAACTAACTTATCCAACTCTTTGGTTGTAATAACACCCTCAGTCGGAACTGAAGTAATTACCTTAATGAATACCTCATCAGCGTTAACATTCAACCCTTTAGCCGCTCGTTTAACTCTACTATATATTTTTTGGGGGTTAAACGATACCTCGTCACCCCCTCTTTTTTTTATTTTTAGTGACATCATATTAAAAATCCTCCGTAAATGTTAATGATTCTCCTAATTTAGCCTTTTGATATTCCATAGTTCTTGACTCAAAGAAATTACCCTTTGTTTCAACAGCAATTTGTTCCATAAATTTGAATGGTTGTTCAACATTAAAATGTTTCTTACACCCAAACTTAATTAGTAGTCCGTCGGTAACAAATTCAAGGTATTGTTTCATTAAATTTGAGTTCATACCAATTAAAGATACTGGTAATGATTCGGTAATAAACTCTTTCTCAATCTCTAATGCAGACAATAAAATTTCTTTAATTCTTTTCTCCGTTGGTTTGTTCTCAACGTGATTGTTAATCAAATGGATTGCAAAATCACAGTGTAAATTCTCATCCTTGAAGATAAGACTATTCGCATTACATAATCCTTGCATAATCCCTCTTGATTTCATCCAAAAGATAGAACAGAATGAACCG